CTAACCTATAGCATACAAAAGTCTCCTCACAGTAGGGGACTTTTGTATGCTATAAATTCTATAATGCATTTGCAAGTCCGCCTTGCCCTCACGGAGCTTTACCGTATATGAGCCGTCCGGCGCCTGCGTCGTCTTCAGAATCTGAATCGCCGCGTCCTTCTCCATCCGCTGAAGTGCTGCCTCCGAGACGCCCGTCATCGTCCGCTCATAATTGGCGTACTCGCGGTACGTCACCGAATACTTGCCGTCGGCGTCCTGCGCCTCGCGCAGGATTCGGACGAACTTATTCTGTTTCAAGGCGTCTAGACGGATATCACTGAGCCCGTTTGCTGTCTTCACTGTCGGGCGTTTGTGCGCCTCGTTCACCATCTCATAAGCCTCCGCCATCATCGCGCGGACGCCATCATGCGCCTCGATGACATTTTCCTTTACACCGTTATCCAAGAGTTCCTGCCGCGTATATACCTTTTGCGCCGAATCCTCGGCCAGCAAGACTTCACGCAAATCCGCGTAGTCCTTCTTGTTCTTGATGGGAGCGAATGCCTCTTTCATCCGCTGGTCAAAGTGCGATCGACGCTCCGTCAGGACGTCATAGGCGCGTTCACCGGCGCGGAAGAACGACAGGAAGATCGGATACTTTTTTATCACGCGTGACGGTGAGCGGAGCATGTAGCTAGAAAGCCCCATATCCTGCTTTGCGTTGCGTGCCCGTTCCTCCACGATGATCTTATCTGCTTTCAAGCCTGCCCGGCGTCCGAATCGCCTTGCCAGCGAATCAAAGAACCGCCGCGGCGCCCCGACATCCGAAAGCTCCGCCGAAAACTTGACCGGGCTTTCCCCTTGTGCAGAATATTTCCCCGGATGTTCCTCCCGCATCTTGACAAGGTCTTCCTCTGTCTGTATACTAGAGCCAAAGAGGTTGCTGAACCTTCTACCCTCCATGGGCAATTGGAGCCCGGCGGACTGGTAGAAGGCAGCAGCCTTATTTTTATTGATATAAAGCGTGTTTCCTTCTTGGATGTTATCCCAGAACCAAGTGTAATTTATCTCATGATCGTTAGTCTCCTTTCCATAAGCCGAGGCAATAACGTTAATTTCCGTATGCCCCTTATGTGCATCAAGGGAAACAGGCACAATGACATTAAGTCTTATTTCTTTTTTTGTTTTTTTGTCTATGTACTTGGCTATCAAATCCAAACCTGCAACAATGCGCCCCGGCTTTGTTCTCGATTTGAAGATGATCATCGGGTCTGCCAGATATTTAGGGAGCTTTTGAAATGTTTCCTTCGTCATTTCATGGTGCTTACCGCGAATATCCATCAGCTTACTCTGCTTGATATACATCGGTAAATCTTTCGCCCCGACAAGCTGCAAGGCAAGCGGCGTTTCCATCACCTTTAGCATCTGCGACCCCGGCATGTCGCCCTTCCAAGCTTCCGCTAGTGTCCGTTTCCATGCCTTGCTGTCTGCCTCTAGTTTTTCGTCTGCCGTCTCTCCCTTCGTGCTCTCCCCCGTCTTGGCATCGCCTGCCTTTTGTGTTATATTAGAATTAAAAGTAGAGCGAATGTTCCTTGGGGCGCCGAATCCCAAGGCGGTAACATTCGGCTCTGCGCCCTCAGATGGGTGTTCGTCGGAAACGCCCTTCAAGTCTGAGGGCTTTTTCCTTTCTTCTTGGGCGTTGACAGGGTCTTCCTCTGTCGGTATACTAGAACGGAAAAGGTCGTTGAACTTTCTACCCTCCATGGGCAATTGCAGCCCGGCGGACTGGTAGAAGTCAGCGGCCTGTTTTTTATTGGCATCCGCGCTGAGGTGCGGGAGTTCCGAGCCGTCCATATTCTCTACGTATTCCCCGCGCACACGGAAGAGCGGCTTGCCGTCACTGCCCTTCATATCGCGCATCACCGCCGAAAATGCCCTTGCCATCGCCGCCGTCTGCCGCTCGCTCAGCTTGTCGCCTGCCCCGCGGAAATGCGCGACAAAGCGGTCGATCATGCGGCGAATCCAACTCGCCACGCGCCGCGCCAGGCTGGGGTTTTCCTTGGCCATCGTCTTTAAAAGCGGTACCCGCATCCCGACATCATGCATTTGGTCAGCCAGCATCTCTTCTATCGTGTCCGCATCCGAGAGCCCTAAGCGTGCAATCTTATTCCGGTAGTTCTCTAGCTGCGCCGGTGTAAAGCGCTCCGACTGCTGGATGTAGTCCACCACCTCGCTGTACAGCTTCGGATTGTTCGCCCGCATGTAGTGGAACGCCTCATGCCAGAAGACCTGCGGCAAATGCATCTTTGAGCGGCGATTCAAAAACGTCACCCCGTCCGAATGGAACCCGTGCAGCCTTGCGTCCGCATCCATCCAAACCGTCGGGATACCCATAGCATCGCCAAGCGCCGAAAGCTTTTTCTCCTGCGTGGATAGCTCGCTGTCCTTCAGGAAGGTTGCCTCTTGCAGCATCCGGCGGAGCTTTGCCCCCTCGCCCTTTGCCGAAAACTTTTCCAGTACCTTGATGGCTTGGTCGTCGAACACTACATAGCAGTGTCCGTCTTGCCAGCCTTGGTAGGTAATGCCTTTAACGCCGTATTTGTTGAGCGCGCAGGAGACGTTCTTAGCATTGCCCAAAATACGCTGTAGTGTCAGGTATATGCTTTGACCGTCAGCATCATGCAGCGATTCCTTCACCGAAGAGCGGGCAGCTTCTCTCCCCTGCTCGCGTATATTATCCCAGCGGCTCAGCTGTGTATCGTTGAGCCCTTCTACAATCCTATCAATGCCCTTCTGCACCGCCTCCGGCTGCTCATTAAAGGGCTTTTGCTGATCTAAGAGAACGTCTTCTTCGGGGATATCGACTTTAAATAACTGCCCCTTGTTTTCTACATACTGCAGCTTTTCGGGGTCGAAGGACTTAAGATCCTTAACCTCGCGCCTATGCCTTGTTACCCGTCTTTTCACTTTCTTTTGCTGCTGCTTTAGTGTCTCCGCCACGTCTTTTGCCGTTTGCGGCTCTCCTTCGGCGGAGTACTCCGCGTCGCCGATAGCCTTTATTAGGAGGTAGGAAGATACGTCTGTAGTTGTATCTTGCATGGCAATTTCACGCATTTCCTCGATGGAAATATTCGGATTCTTTTTGTAGGCCGACAGTACGCCGTCATACATAGACGCTTTTTCTTCCTGACGCCGAAGTTCTTCTTCAGCCTGCTCAGCCCAAAATGAGACCTCTTCAGACATCTCTTCCTCGGTAAAACTCCGGTCGCTAAAATAGGTCAGTATCTTGCCCAATTGTCCCTTATAAGACGAAAGCGGCTTCCCGTCATAGATATAGCGGAACGGCGGCAGGAACTGCAGCAGCCTTTTTTGGTATTTTTCTGCTACTTCCCGCCCCTTGGCAAAGTACAAGCCCCAGCCGTGCGCCTGTGCTCCTTCGCCTGAGCCGATATGCCTGAGCTTAAACGTGTCGAAGGTATGTGGTGACCCGTGCCAAGCCACCGAATACCGCACGCCCTGCACATGATCCAGCGCCTGCACATTGCCGTCTGCTGCATAGAGGAATGCCCGCGCCGCCCGGTCAAACCGCGCTTTATCCTTTGCCGCCTGAAAGGCTCGTTTGCCATCTGTGACCTTGCCGCCCATGGCACCCGCCAGCCGGTCGAGTGCCGCGCGTGTATCCTTCGCCGCGCTTTTAATCGCCTCTTCAGCATCGTCCATGACAGCGGAATACTTTACGGCATCCCCCTTTCCCCCGTTGCGCTCTTCTGCTTTTTTTGTTACACTAGAAACAGAAAGATCACTTGATTTATCGGATGTAGGGCTACCCCCACGGTTTACGGTCCCGGCTTTGCCGTCGTGGGATACCGCACTGTCGCCGGGAGCAGTGGCAGCATCTAAGCCCGGGCTGCTATAAATCAAGCGGTCTTTTTTTGTTTGCCGTGCAAGATTCTTATCGCCCTTTTCCCCGTTGCGCTCTTCTGCTTTTTGTGTTATATTAATAGCAGAAGAAGTAACATTGATTTTCTCATTGGCGCTCTGGGATGTGCCGGCTCCACCATTTTTGCCGGTCTCCTGAATCAGAGATCTACTGGTGGTAGTAGACGACGGACGTGCGCCCCCGTCATAAATCAATGTTGCTTTTATTTTTTTATTGTGCGGCATCGCCGAAACGACCGTATAAAAATTCTCAGAATCCTTCACTAACATCAAATCGAGCGGCATGAATCCTTTAGTTGTATCCCTACAATAGAGGACAAACCTCTTGCGGTTTTCCCCGTCTCGCTCTGCCTGGCGGTATACCTGTGTGAAGTTCTGTAAGATGTGCCGAACATAGGTTATGACGTCATAGCCTTTTCCTGCAATCTGTCTGCCATGCCGATCCATGATATGGATATACCCAAAGCCTGCATTACCTACCTGCAGGCTAACGCGTCCCGCTTTGATGGCGCCATCCGTCGCATCTTCGACATCTTGAGAGATGTACCCCATGGCTTTTCGATTATCGCGGTCAAGGATAAATTCTTGTGCGTCGGCTTCAAGCACACCCCGCCCCGATTCGGTATGATATCCTTCCGGCAGCGTATACCTTTCACCCTCTTCATGCTCTTCCTGCTCGCTCTTGGCGGGCTTTTTCTTTGCCTCCGTTTCCTCAGCCGCACCCTCTGCCGGCTCGCTCTCTCTTGCCTCTGCATATTCTGCCTGCGCCTTTGGTGCCTCTTCCCCGCGCTCTTTTGCGGCTTCCTGCACTTCTTCCCCGCGCTCAGCTTCTTCCGCCCGGGTTTCTTCCCCGCGTGCTTTGGTCTCTGCCGATGTCTTCTTTGCCTTTTGTGCAGCAAGCGACATCTCTACCACATCGCGGAAAGCGTCCCCTCTGCTTTCGTTCAGGGTCTTCTCGCTGAGCCTGCCCCGGAACAAAGAGCGATTCAGAACTTTTCGCTGCTCGCCCGGGTCTTCCTGCAAGAGTTCCGCCAGCCCTTTACCAAGTCGACCTTTTGCCTTTTTGCCCTTTTGCGATCCGGCTCGCTGCTCTGTCTCTTTTGCCTCTGCCGTCGCTATTTCTTCCGGCGTTTCCTGCTGGCGTAGCTGTTCATCCGAAGGGTTGGCGTGTTCCTTCGCTGTACCCTCTTCCATAGCGGCGTAAGTGCCGCCGGCTGCCAAAGTGTTCTTTTGCTCGGCTTTTTCTGCATGTACCTTCTCCTCTTTTGCCGGCATCCGCACCCCTGCCGCCTGCAAGGCTTGCTGTGCCGCTCGAATCGCTTTCTTTGAGGATCCTTCCCCAAGGAGCTTTATCACGCCTGCCGGCAGCTTGACCGCGTGTTTTCTTGCCAGCTGCATGAGTGCGCGTCCCTGATGGCGGCGCCCTGCCTTAGCATTAGCCACGGGAGACATGGCATCGAGCAGAACAATATCCGCCGCCGTCGGCGTGACCGTCGGCATCTGCCCTTCCTGCCTTGCCGTCGGCTCTGTCTGCATCCCTGCTGTCGGTGCCTGCGGTGTGCTCTCTGCCGCGCCCTGCGCCCGATACGCCGCTTCACGCTGCTGCCGGACGGTATCCATCGGCGACATTTCGGCGCTTTGCTGTACACTTCCGCTTTGCTGCGGCACTTCAGGGCGTGTACGCTGCTCCAGCGCTGCACTTCTTTTTACGGGCTGCTCCGCCGGCTGCATCGTCACCCTGCTGCTTGGCTGAAGGTGTCCGCCCTCTGCCGGCAAGCGCCGCTCCTGCTGCATGCGTGTATCCGGCTGCATCCCCGGCGTCTGCAGCTTCGCCATTGCCGCCGCGGGGCTCTGCATCCTGCCCGCCGGCTGGAATCTTCTGCCCTCTGCCGCGCTGGCTTCGTCCTGCAGCGCTCCCTTTGCCGGTTGGGTATATTTCCCCTGCGGCATGCTCTCCGCCCCGCCTGCGCGATTCTGCGGCGCCTGCTGGGTATTCTGCGGCTCATTCGGTGCGGTGATTTCCTCCAGCGCGTCCATAGCGCGGGTGAGTGAACGCCCGCCATCCATTGCCTCTGCCTTTTGAGGCTCTGCCTGCAAGACCTCTCGCACGCTCTTTGGCATAGGGGCTTCTTCGATACGCGGCGCCGCCTCTGCCTGCGGGCGCGTGCGTCCCATCGGGCGCGGTGCACGCTCTGCCGTCTGCCGCGTCTTCGTCGTCTCCGGTGCCGCCTGCATCAGCTGCATGGCGTATGCCTGCAGTTCCTGCGGGAATGCCGCCGCCAGTGCTTCGCGATTCTTCTTCGTGTTCATGAACTGCCCGCGGACATTCTTCATCTTCTCCAGCGTCACCAGCAGGTTTTCGTTCGTCGTGCTGTCTCCGACATCCCGCGTAAAGGCGTCAAAGAACGTCCGGCCAAATGCCGAATTTTCCCCTATGCCGGCAAAGAACTTGTTGATGTCGATCGGCGGCGTGCGCTTCATCTCGCTCTGGCTGCTCTGTGCACTTGTGTTTACCTTGCCGCTGTGATAAGCCTCATACCACCGGGAGCCCGTGCGGTCACTCGTGCCCTGGTCGGTGGACATATACGCGTTGCCCTTGCCAAAGGAGAGGTCGAAATGCGTGTCCTTTTCCAGCGCCGCGCCAATGCCGAGCTTTTCGCAAATGTCCAAGAATACCTTGGTGTCAACGCCCGTGTTGTCAATGTCCGCCTTCCAGCCTGCCGCATGTCCCCATTCCGACGCGTTCGACGGATGACTGCCGCCCGCCAGGCTGTTTAAGAGCAGCTTCTTTCCCGTGCGCTTGAAGTATTCGCTGGCCAGTGCATTGACGCCCGCGATGGTCTCCGGCTGCACCTTGCCCATATTGTCGTAATTGCTCTGCGAAAATGCCGTGGACGCCCCAACATAGCGCCCGTCAAAGCCATTCCATGCATCCTCACCCTGACGGATATAGCCCGCGCCCGCCGGCTGCGTATTCTCATCCGCCTGCTGCGCCTGCACCGGCTTTGCGTCTGCCGAAAAGCCCTCCTTTGATAGGCTGCTCAAATGCCGCTCCACTGCCTGCGTGTATGAGCCGAGGTCAGCCCCAAAATACCCTTCCGCCTTTAGCTTCGAGGTGAACTTCTGAACATCGCTGCCCGAGCCCTGAATCGTGCTGCCCCACCACTTGAAGTAATGGTCGACAAAATCTTCCGGCGATGAGAACCGCGCGTACTGCATGCTGCCGTCCGGCTGCGGCATCCCCGTGTTTTCTGTCGTCGTAAGCCCGCCGTAATTGTTTGCCGAACGTGCCAGGTCGCTGTCGAAGTTCGCGCTTTCGTGCGACAGCTGCGCCAGGACGAGGCGGGGATCGACATCATATTTCTGCGCATATGGCAAGATGGCGTTCCATAGGCGCTCTTTTGCGTTTTGTGCTGAGCTTGCCGCGCCCGAGCCGCCGCCCGTGACCTTGACCGGCTGACCGCTCGTGCTGCCCGTGCTCGTGTCGTCTGCGCTGTCGGTCGTGCGTTCCGTCTGTTCCGGCAGATTGAGGCTCGCCGCCTTGCTCCCCTGTAGCATGTTCTTCAGCTGCTGCGCCAGCGCCGTCTTTTGTGCATCGGCGATTTCGGCGTTCGTCTCTTCTATCTGCGTGCCGAGGGCGCCGCTTAGAATCGGGTCGTCTGCTATGCTCGCATTCGCGCTTCCCTTGCCGCCCCTGACAAGGTCATACACGCCGCCGCCAAGACCAAACAGCGCCCCGGGGAAGAACGCACTTGCCGCCGCGGCTTCCTCGCTTGGGGTCGGATTCAGCAGCGTGCCATACGGCTGATTCGTGTACTTGTCCTGGATGATCTGCTGATTGAGCTCGTCCAAATACTCGCCCGCACCGCCGATCGGGACACCGAGCAGATTCTTTGCCAGACGCGCCGCGCGGCCGCCGCCGCCCAAGAGGCGCCCAATGCCGCCCGACAGGAGCAGGCCATCCAGTGACCCCGTCAAGATGTCCTGCGGGAACTCCTCCCATGCCATCTGCCGCATCGTCTTAGCGATGTCTTTCGTGCTGTAGCCCTGCGCCGCCAAGTCGCTGTAAATGCCGCCGGCGTTTGAAATCGCCGTCAGCGGTGCCGAAAACGCCGCATACCGCATCGCATTAGCAGCCGCGTTGCTGCTAAGCCCGCGTACACCGTACTGTGCTGCCTTGCCCAGTAAGCCCAGTGCTCCTTCACGCGCCGCAAGCCCTGCCGCCCCGCGCCCTGCTGCACCCAAGAGACCGCCGACCAGCGGCAAATCTGCGCCGCCGGTTGCCGCCGTCAGCGCGACAAAAGGCAGCATGGAGCCGATACCTTCCCCAAAATCCGCCATAAGGCCGCGCGAATCCGTCCAGTAATCTAAGTTGCTCAGCCTGTCCCAAATACTGCCTTGGTAAGCGACATTGCCATACTTTGCGTTACGCTCGGCGGCATCGTTCAGCATCCATGTACCGGCGTCAAGAATCTTGCCCCCGATGGCGGGATTGATGTCTTCTTTTGCCGGGTGATAATACCAGGTGTTGGGGTCGTATGGGTCATACGCCGTTGGCTCTGACGCTGCATTTGCGCCAAGAAACGCCGCAGCGCCGCCAATGAGTGCCTCACCGCCCCTTAAGATGTTGTTGCCGAACCTCTTGATCGCTTTCCACGTCTCAGAAGAATCGTCCGGCGCCTCCGGCAATGCGCCCCCGTTGAGTGCGCGTTCCAGCGTCCCGTTCTTGTAGTTCGCTCGGTACGTGGATTCTTCCGGCGTTCCAATCTCTGTCTCAATCTTTTGGCGTGCGTACTCGCTCAGTTTCGACATGCCCTCACCCCCTCATTCCTCCGGTGCATAGCCGCGCTTTGCCCGTAAATCATTATTTGCCTCGCGCCCACGGGTATAAAGCGTATCTAGTGTATCCGTATCCAAGACACCTTCTTTTTGCAATTCTTCCCAATAATCATTTAGTTCTTTCATCGCGTCATCTTCTGTTTCGCGTTGTTCTTTGCTGTCGTCTTTGCTGGAAATTAGATTCCGCACTTTCACAAGTAGATTCGTGTACTTCTGTATCCGTTCGTTTTCCTTCTGTGTCGGCTTGTATTCACTGGCCTTAGTGCCGCCAAAGACACCCGGGTATCGTTCGGCAAGGGTCAAGTTGTTATTGAATGTGTTATTGTCAACCGCTATCTTATTCGCTGTATTGCTCTTGCCCACGGCAATATCCACATTCCCTTTTGTCTCTAAAGTTTCGCGATCTTGGTTTCCCTTTGCCTCCATCCTTGCGATGTCGCCTTTCGCTCTCGTTCCTTCAAGGGTGACGCCCCATTCGCCTTGCTTGTCCATGGCTGCCATGTTAAAGCCGTGCTGCTGCTCGTTTGCTTTCATGCCGCGATCCAGTGCGTTGTTGCTTGCATCTTCGCCGCGGTAGTACTTGTACTCGCTCAGCGGCGAGGCGAAGTTTGTCATCGCGAACATTGCGTCTTTCGGGTTTTCGTCATAAATCTGATTCAGCAGCATCGCGCCGTCCTGGGTAATGGCGTTTCGCCCGTCGATCCCGTAATTGTAGAATGCCGTCTTCAGGTCAGCCAGACGCTGCGCTTGGTACTTTGCCGCCTGATCCCCCGCAAATGTATTCGCCTGCAGCGGCGACATGCCAACCTTTAGCCCGCGGTCATACATCCTATGGTAATACTCTCCGGAACTCATGCCGCCCGCAACCAACTTTGCATACATATCTTCGTCATAGAGGTTCACCATCGCCTGTTTTTGTGCCGGCGTCTTATCCGCGCCAAAGCTCTTTTCCAGATCAATGCCGTGTTCCGCCGCCTGCTTGCGGATGATGTCTGCCGCTTGGTGCGCGTTTTCCATGCCGGCGGTATTCCCCGCCTTTTGTGCAGCCATGTATTCGTCTGTCGCCCCCAGGAGCCCCTTTGCGTAGCGGTGTTCCAGCGTCTGCCGCGCAATCTCCCCCTGCGTCGGCAGCTGCCCCCACAGCCCGTTCTGCAAGACCTGCTGCCCCGCCTGTGCATACTGGCTGACCACCTGCTTTTCGGCGGCGTCCTGCTTTGCCGCGGCGTGCTCGGCTGCCGCCTGCTGTGCCCCTGCCTGAAAGGCCTGTGTCGCCGTGTCCGTCTGCTGCGCCTCCTTCGGCTCCGCGGGCGTCACCACAATCCCCGCCGATGGAGAAAAGAATGCCCGCCCGTCCCAGTTGATCCTTGTCATGTCCGTCATGCTGCTCGCTCCTCTCAATACCGGAAGACAAACGGGTTTTTGTCCTCATCCTTTAAGCCAAACGCCGGTGCACGATTGCCGCCCGACAGCCAAGACGCCAGCGCGTCCGTGTCCATCGTCAGCTTGACGGGGCTGTTCGGACTCAGCGCCGCCGCCATCGCCGCCAATTGGCTAGCCCCCGGGGCATTTGCCGCTGCATTTGCCGCTGTCGCATCCGCATTCGCTGTCGCCGTATCCGTTGCCGCTGTATCCGTGGTATTCGCTGCCGCGGCCGGCGGAACGCTCAGATTCGGATTCACCCCAAACGACCACACCGACGCCGGACTTGCCGCAAGCAAACTATCGCGTACCTTCCCCAGCGGCATACCGGCAATCGCGCCCTGCACCTGTCTTGCCGCGAGAGCATCCCAAGCGTCGCCCGCGCTCTCTGTTGGGGTATAGCCGCCCATCACCGCGCTATTCATGAAGTCTTGAAAGGCAGGATTCCCCGACTTTGCCACCGCATCGCGGAGGCGGTTTTCAGAAACCCGCTCCATCGCGCCCTTATAGCCGAGGAGCCCGCGCGTCGGTACGTAGCCATTTGCTGCCGCCTTGGTGCCTCCGGCGTCCTTGCCGTCTGTGCCAAGTGCTGCGCCTACCTGCTCCCCTGTCGGCGTCATCTGCTTTTGGCGGCGCTCCCACAAATGCCGATCCCATAACTCGCGTAAGAGCTTGCCGAGGGCAAAGCCGAGCATCGTCTTAGCTGACGCCCCCTGCCCGAGTGCCATGAGCCCCAACATCTGCGTCCAGTCCGTCTCTTGCTTTTTCTTTGGGTTTAACTTCTCGTCCATCTTTCCTTTTTCGTCTACATACGAGCTCATCTCTGCCTCCCGTCTATACACCGAAGAAATGCATCGCTAATTTCAAAAGCATCTGCTGGCGCTGCGCTTCTTCCGCCTGCGCCTGCTGCATCGCCTGCATCCCTGCACTTTGCGCCGCCTGCGTCTGCTGCGCCATCCTGCCCTGCAGGGCGTTATTTGCCGCCTCCATCTGCGCTGCGTCCTGCTGTGCGCCCTGCTGCATCGCCTGCGCCTGCTGCGCGTTATCCGCCGCGATGTTTTGCAGGGCTGCCTGTGCATTCATGTTTGTGCCGCCCAAAAGACCCGGCTGCATCGAAAGCGGCTGTGCCGTCAAATCCTCCGCCGGTATCGACACGCCTGTCCCCTGCGCGATGTCCTGCTGCGCCCCCTGCTGCGCGATCTGCTGCAGGAGATCTTCCTGCTGACTGCTGTCCCACATCGTCATTCCCCCTTACAGAAGACCGCCCAAGAGCCCCGAGAGCAGCCCGCCGCCGCCACCGGTACGCTGCGTGTTCGTGGACTGCGTCGTCCCCTTGCCCGCCGCTGCCGCCAAAGCGCCCGTCGTCGCCCCGTTGAGCCCAAGGGACGCGTTCCAGAGATTCAGTGCCGGGTGCTGCGCCGCCTGATTGTTCAGCGCGTGATTCGTATTCGCCAGATTTGCCGCCGTCAGCGCTGCATTCTGCCCAATCGCATAATTCCGGTTGGCAAGATTTGCCGCCGTCAATGCCGCCTGCTGTCCGAGCATATTGTTTGTATTGGCCAGCTTCGTCCCGGCAATCCCCTCCTGCGCCCGAAGAGCGTTGTATGTGTTCGTGTTCTGCTGGTTGGCAAGGTTTGCCACCGTGTTAATGTTGTTGCTGTACTGCTCCGCCACCGTATTTGCCGCATTGGCTGTAATGTCGTTTAGGGCTTCGTTCGTCACCGAGCCATTGAGCACCCCGCGCCCCGCCATCGCGTTAAACGTCTTGCCCATCGTGTTGTTCAGCGCCCGTGCGATACTGTTTTCCATCGCCATTTGATAATTCGCCGGAAGTCTGCCGTTCATCAAGCCGTACAGCGAGGTATTCGCCGTGTTCGCCGCCTGCATGTACTGCGGGGAGAGCCAATCAAGCTCTGTATTCGCCGCCTTTGCCGCCTTGCCGTATTCGCGGCTGTAGCCTCGGTTTTCCTGATTCGCTTTCTCCATCGCCGCCGTGTAGTCCCGCTGATACCCCTTGTTCTCGTTATTCGCCTTCTGCGCCGCGGGCATGTATTCGTTGCGCAGGCGCAGAAGATCCGCGTTCGCCGCCTCCGTCGCTGCCGTGTTGCTCGCATCGATGCGCCTAAGCTGATCCTGTGCCTGCCGCATCGAGCCAAGCGCCTGCTGTGTCAGCCCGTTATAATCCACCTGCACCGTGCCAAGCGAATTTTGCAGCAGGTTTCGCGCCGTCTGATTCAGATAGCGGCTGTTCGGTGCAATCGCATTCGCATAATCGCTCTGCAGCTTCTGCAGCTGCAATTCATACTCCGTTGGGGTATAGGTGCTGGTGTTCGTCACCGTCGTTGAAGACCCCTTAAAGTGCACCCCGTGGAAGAACTGCCGCCGCACCTCTGCACGTAGCACTGTACCATCTAAAAAAACCGTATCCGCCGCCAAATGCAGCGAACCGCATCGTTCACGTAACATGACCATGCCCCCTTTCAAGGCTCCCATGTAATAAAATATGCCGTCTTGCCCGTCGCTAGGTACTGGAACGCCGGCGAGGCAAGCCCGCGTTTGCCCGTCTCCTTATGCCGGCAATGGTAGCGAAAGAGCCCATGCGGCAGCGGCTCCTCTTTTTCCACCCGAAACCCAAAGAGGCGAATGTACGCCTTGATTTCCGGGCGAATGCAGATCGTCCCGCACCGCGCCTTTTTCAGCTTCCTAGCGAGGCTGGAAACCCTATCGCGCCAAAAACGCGCATCGCCGCACAGCTGGTGGATCAAGAGCATGTCCGCTGTCTGTCCGACCTCGCAAAAGCCCCGCGCCGGCAAAAAGTGCAGCCTGAACCGCCTGTCGCGCTGGAAGGGCTCCGGCGCCTTTTCGTTATACCGCGCAATCCATTCTTTCAGCCTCATGCCGTCCGCTTCCACATGTAAACCGCGAGGTACGGCGGCAAGTTATTGTGCGCCGCATTGCCGCCCGCGCTGCCAATCGAGAGACTATGTGTATGATTTCCCGCATCCCCCAGATAGCCGCCGTACATCGTCCGATATCCTGTCGTCGGCTGCGCCACCTTCTGACTGCCCGAGTGCGTCGCTGAGACCGAGGCAATGGTATGGCTGTGGCTGCCCGCGCTGCTTGTCGAGCCGCTGTGCGAGTGCGAGGGCATCTCATCCATCGTCAGCTGATGTTCCTCCTCGCCGCCCTGCGCCCCCGGCGGGTACTTGCTGCCGGCGCCCACCAAGAAACGGTTAGAAAGCATCTCCCACGTCCCGCCGAAGAGCAGTGCCGGATTCGTCGGCGCTGTGCTCATGTAAATGCTCCCCACCGGGTAAATCAGTTCTGCAATCCCGCCGAGCGTATTGAGGCGAACCGAGACGCGGTCGTCGACCACCTGCCACTTGACCGTACCATCCATAAAGGTTTCGCCCGGTGTTTTATGTGCGCCAATGCCGCCCGCAGCGGTAATGCCCGCCTGCATGCATTCCAAATGCAAATAGGACGGGATTTCTTCCGTTCGGACTAAATCGCTCAAAAGATACGTATGCTTTGGCTGACGCATATAGGGAAGGGGCTTGTCCTTCACCGTGGTGCTCAGTGTCACATCGCCCGTACCATCAAAGGAAGTGCCGCCCGTCACATCCCCCGTCAGCGTGATCTGCCGCGCCGCGGAAAGCTTTTCCGCCTCTCTTGCCCGCGCTGCCTCATCCGCCGCTTTGGCATGCGCCGCCTCCTTTGCCGTCTCTGCCGCCTTGGCGTGCGCTGCCTCCCCCGCGCTCTCTGCCGCATCCGCTTTCTTAGCGTGCTGCGCCTCCTTTGCCGCGGCTGCCTCCCCCGCGACATCATTCTTCAGCTGCAGGCGCCAGATTTTCCAAACGACCGAACCATCCGTCACCTCATCCGACTGCTTTAGGCGCTCGTCGTTGATGGCAGATTCGATGTTCTTCTCCCCCGTCGTCCCGGCGACCTTGCACTCAAGATAAAATTGCGGCAGCGTCATGAGCCGGACGCATTCCCCTTCCGCGACCTCCGTCTTCGCCGTCCAATAGCCGCCGTATGTACGCGCTAGATCCGCCTCTGCCGCCGTGTTGCCGTCGTACACCGCGAGGATCGTCTTGCCTTGCCGAATCGTCAGCGCCTTACCGCTGCCGACGGCCTCCTTGTTCTCATTCACGAACTTGCCGAGGCTCTCGCGGTAAACAGGAATCTGTCCATCCGCCAGCCGCGTGAAGACAAAGGGCTGCCCGCCGACCTTGTCCGCCGTCCCCGAGATGTTCACCGGCAGCACCCCGGCGCTGTTCGTCCGCACCAGCTTTTGGCTCTCCGTGCAGAGCATGGTGGTATTCGTCGGGGTCACCACATCCGCCGACTGCCGCACCAAATCGTTGTAGCCGACTAAATCCTTCGCCTGCAGCGAATACAGGAGCCGCCACGCCCCATCGCGCCAGAGGAAAAAGCGCCGCGTATCCGTCGCCAGATAGAGGTCATACGCCCCGCCGGCTGCCGGGCGCATCCGCTCATCGCCCGAAGATATCTGCCCGATGGTATCCGTATGAAAGCCCCCATGCCGCGCCACATCGAAAAGATAGACCCAATCCACATTCTCCCCGTCGCGGATGAAGAACCGGCCGCCCTCCACCTTAAACTGATACGCCTCCGTGCTCGCCGCATGTGTCCGAAGTTCATTCAAATACACGTATAAGCGCTGCATCTCCGCCATGTACTTTTGAGCGAAATCGTCGATCGTATCCCCGCCCGAGCGATAATCCAGCACATTCTTTTCTGTCAGCTTTGCCACCGTCACACCTCCGCCACATCAAACGAAATCGAATTAAAAATCGTAATGCCGCCCTCGCCCTTTGCCCGCGTCACAATCGCGCGCTGCCGGTCTACGCATCGCTTTTCCGCGCGGTACATCTCCGTACCTGCCCGCCCGTAATCCTCTTCGTCGAATGCTGTCTTGCCGCCGTAGAGCGGGTAATACTTCACTTGGTAGATCTCCGTCTCGTTATGGCAGATATAGTGGTCATTGTGATAGAGCGCATAAGCGCTGGACGGGTGTCCGCCATGCAGCTTCACATTCCCGACCATATAGGTCTCTTCCGTGTCGTTCTCCAGAAAGGGCGTCGTATCCACCCGTACCCGCTTGATCAAATAGGAATTGTCCGAGACGAGCGTCTTGAGCGTAAAGCGCCATGGCAAATACTTATCCTCATCCTTCGACGTCTTGGCATCCACCATATACAGACCGTGCGGCTTCAAGAGATAGATATGCCCGTCCGCCTCCACGGCATCCACTACCGGCGCATGGTACGCCCGGTAAAAATACGCCGCCGCCGCCACATCCAAGAACAAGAACGGCTGCTTGCCGTCAATAAACCAAACCTGCCCCATCGACGGCAAATACCGCACCTTCACATCCGGCGCAATCTCCGAGACCTGTTTATACACCTTGTCGCTGATGTTCGTCGCCCGCATGTCGCCATACTCATCTGTGACATTGATCACCTGCACCATGTCGCGCCCCAGGACGACCGTGCTCGACGCCAGCGCCACGCATGCATGATAACACTTGCATTCAATCTGCCGCCCGATCTCGCTGACCTTCCACGCCGGAAAGGTATTCGTCAGATGATAGGCGTACAGATTATCTTTGAAGACGATCGTATCCGCCGAGAGCGTCGTCACCCCGACGATTTTTCCGCCGTCCTTATAGCCGATTTGTAGCCACTGCGCCGACGCCTCGTTGTTGCTGTCCGTCGTCCAGTTGTGCTCGTCGCCAATCCCTGAGCAGTGCAGTTCGTCATGAAAGAACGTCCAGACACGCCCGTCCTTGACAAACACCCCGCGGCAGTGCGCCGGGGACGATTCGATCGTCTCCAGTACCCCGCCATGGTAGTACTGCAGCTGCCCGCCGCATGCCAGCATCACCCCGTCTTCCCATGCTGTATAGGCGATGTGTGAGCCATCTAAATTCAACTCGCCGATGGAGGTCAGCTTGCCATGATCCACCCGGTACAAAATCCGATTCTTTTGACTTGCCACCAAGAGCGCACAGCCGATCGCATCGTAGATCAAATCGGTCAGCGTCAGCCCTTCGGCTAGGCAAATCGGCATCGTCCCTGAAATCACCCGCAGCTGTCCCTTGTAAAGCTCCACATTCACGGCTTTACTCAGTTCATTCTGTGCGATGAGCTCCGGCACCAGCGATGTATTGAGCCCGCCGGAAAAATCCGAGAAGGCAACCGTCTGCACATTGCTGTGTCGATTCGATAACTTCATAGCATCGCCCCGTTCCAGTATCCTTCCGTCTGTATCCCGTGCGGGCTCAGCCCATGCAGCATGGATTCCACTTGCGTGATGATGTTCTGCATCACCTGCGTCTCCTGCCCGATGTCAAATTCATTGCTCATCGACGCCCGGATGTTCACATACTCCAGCAGCCAATCGTCCATGTCGTTTGGGAACGGCGAGACATCCGACCCCTTTTTGAGCAGCTGCATGTCCTTTGTTCCGAGCAAATGAAACGGCATCGCCTCTTTTGGCACCGGGTGGATCCGCACCGTATCCAGCCCTTGCAGATAATACGCCTGCGGCACGCCCTGCACCGTCAGATCCTCAAGCTCATTCGGGTCAATTTGCCTGAGCAGCCGCCCGCCCACCCGAAGTGCGGAAACATGTGTCAGCTGCGCCCCGACCGCAAGCGCACCTTTGCCCGCCGGCAGCGTTCCCGATAGGTCTATGTCCGTCAAAAGCAGCGGGTTGATCTCAAACACTGTCCGCCGCAAGAACCGTATGCCGTCGTTGATATAACTCGTCAGTGTCTCATCGCTGTAGCCCGTCTTCTGCTCGTCATGGATCGCAGCCCGTACCCGGTTGAGTATCGCCTCCACTGTCAGCACTTTCCCCTACCTCCTTTCTGCATAAAAAGGGACGGGAAACCCCGCCCCAAAAGCCTCCTTACTTATCATCCGGCGACGCCGTCACCACATTCACCACGCCGAAGTCTGTCTTCGTGCCGCTGTTCGTATAGTCAAAGGCTGACTTGGCAATCCCGAAGATACGCCCGAACGCAAAGCCCATCTGATTCTTATAGTCGAAGGTATCCTCGTTCCACTCCGGCTCATTGCCGACCGCCATAACTGCCGCCTGTGCGCCCAAGAAGAGCGCATGGGATACCGGCGTCTTGGTGTTCACTGTCTTATCTCTAAAAATACGGTTGCTCTGATGGATTACCACCCCGTCGTACATGCCGAGCGCCCCCGTAAAGATGGGGTTTTCCTTGCCGCGCATGCCCGCATACTGCTGCGCATCCAAGAAGACTTTGTCCTTCATCAGGTCACGCGCCTGCCACTGGTCAACCACCATAACATACGTATCCGCGCCGTCAATCTTAATCGGCTTGACCATCGTGTTTTCGTCCGCCGTCGCCATGCGCTTAGCCTTGCCGATCATCTCCGCCGTAAATATGCCTGTCGCCGCAATCGCCGCATCGTTTGCCGCGCCGCCCGCATAAAGCACACGGTCTGGCGATGGATTCTTCGAGAGCACATCGAAGATCGTCTTGTCAATCTTCGTCGCCAGCCAGTCCGAAAGCGCGTTCTTCGCATCCGTGCGCATGTTCAGCTGAGTCTTCTGCTCCTCGAACTTCCCCTCGAGACGAACCGCATTTCTCAGCTGCGTGATCGTCACGCCGAAATCCTTGTAGATGAGCGATTCTTCATGCCCCTCCAGCATGCTGTCGCCCGTCACGCCGGCGCCCGTCAGCGGCATGAGGAGCGGGATTGTCACCGTGTCGCCCTTGCCCTTCTGCAGTTCCGTCTTAATCTGTACAATGCTGTCTGCCCCTGTCCCTGTAAACTTTTCAAAATACGACTTATGAAGACCGCTCGCCCAAGTATCCTTCGCCCAAGCTTTCATCACCAGCGTATCTGGAATCTTCGTCGTTGCCATAATAAAGCCTCACTTTCTAGCTCAGCTGCCCCGATAGCAGCATCTGCCGATACCTTGCCGGGATATCCTCCCAGTTCTTTTCGGATAACATCTTGTCCAGCGTCGCCGCCGAAACACTGCCGCCGACATCCGCCGCCCCTGCTACCTTTTCCGAGCGCGGGAACGATTCCGCCTGCTGCACCTTTTCCATCACGCGCCCGCCCTGCGCCTGCCTGCTCTTTTTGCCGCTGAAACTCGCTTTAGCATCCAGAAAATACCGCTTGATCAGCGCGATATCCCCCGGGGACGCTACATTGTGTTCAATGCGCTGGTATGCCGCTGCAATGGCGGGCTGCTCTGCCTTGCTGATTCCCTTCTCAAAATAGTCATTAATCGCATACTGCATCACCTGCGGATATGCCGGGTCGCTCATCTCCTTCTGTGCAAACGCGTTGTAATCCGCTACCGCGGCATTGTGCAGCGCCATGAACTGCTGCGCCTGCGCCGCCCGCTGCTGCTGCATCTTATACACGCCGTCGATGACCTGCGTCCGCGCCACATCCACAGCGGTTTTCCACTGCTCGCGCCTTGGGTCGTCGTCGTCCATATAAGAGAGCGCGTCGACGTCCTCCTTCGAGAACCCCGTCAGCTGCAGCGCCTGCTGGCGGACGATGGCGTTTAGCTGTTTCGTCGCCTCCGGGGTAATCCGCGGCTGCTGCACCTGCGGCGCCTGCTGCATCGCCTGCTGCACCTGTGGCGCCTGCTGCATCGCCTGCTGCGGCGGGGCTTGCTGCGCGCGCAGGCGTTCCACCTCCGAAGAAAGGTCTTTGAGCTGCGCCTCCAGTTCCTTCTTTCGGTCATGTTCCTGCTTAAAGCGTACATACGGGATCTTCTGCCCGGTAAGTCCTGCCGCATCTTCCGCCGCCTCTTCGACTGCCCCATCCGCTGCATCTTCTGCCGGCGCTTCCTTTGCCGCCTGCGCCTTTGCCTGTGCCATCGCTTCGCGTGCGCTGTCTTCTGAGATCCCCGCAAGCTCCGCCGGGATTTCCTCCTTCGGTGCCTCCGGCGCCTCCTCTGGTGCTGCCTCTGGTGCTGCCGCCTCCGGCGCTGCCTCTGCCTCTGCGAATCGCTGCAAGTCAAATACGTTTTCCATCTTGTGTCCTTTCTGCGTTTAACGCCCGTCGGCGACATACGCCCTTGACGTAGGCGACACGAAATCTATAGAAACGCCCCCATGGGACGGTATCTTGCAAACACTACATAGCCGGCGCCGCCCCGCTTAGGAGCGACTGAAGAGCCGCCTTTGTCATGGTGCTCCCCTGCGCGGTCGCCGGCGGGCGTTCGGCGGGCGGTGCCTGTCCTTGGCTGCCCGCCCCCATTGACGCGCCCTGTGCGCCATTTTGCGCGCTTGCAGGTACATTCTGCTGCATCTTTTCCTGCAGCATCGCCTGCAGCTGCTGGAGCTTTGCCGCCTGCTCTTCCTGCGCCGCCTGCTGCTGCCGCTCGGCTGCCATCTTTTCCGCCAGCTGCGGAAATAACTGCTCGACCATCAAATCCACCGCATACTGTCCAACCTGCGGGTCAATCAGTCCCTGCTTAGCCGCCATCGCAAATTGCAGCGGCAGCGGTGCATCCTTAAACGAAATCGACTGGCTCTGCCGCGTCGCCTGAATCCTTGCCAGTTCCATAGACGCTTCAAGCTGCTGTGTCTGGAGCGCGTTCTGCTGCTGCGTCAGCTGCTGCTGCGCCGTCAGCCGCTCTGCGTAGCGCTGCTTGATTTCCTCCTTGTTCGGGATGTCCGACAGGTCAACGATGAGGTCAAACACCATGTCGCCCGGTACCCCGAGTTTTGAAACCGCATCCACCAGAGACCACATCTGCGCCTGCCGCTGCGTCGTCGACGCCTCAACATCGCTCACCACAATGTCAAACGCCCCGACCGAGAGATCGTTCAGCGTCTGGTGAATCGTGCCGAGCAGCGGGTCTTCCTGCACCACATCCTGATTCACCCGGATGAACTGCTGCCCATTCGTCCCCTCCACGCGGTAGACCTTATCTTCCGTATAAAACTGCGGCACCACCCCCGGGCGGTTTTCCTCCCCCCAAAGCAGCACCGCGATTTTCTTCTTTGCCGCGCGTAAATTGTCAAACATCGGCGCGATGTGCGTGATCGCCTGCTTCTGCTTTAGTTCAATCGCGCGTCCGCTCGCACTGTTCGGGATATCTACCCCCATCAGCGCTTCATTAATGCCCGAAATCTCAACTAGGTCCTGCCCTGCCTGCGCCTCAGCCTGAATCACCCCCTGCGGCATCTGCCCTGTCGCGCGTTCCAGGATCTTCCCCTGCGAGATGGCGCCCGGCAGCACCTCGCTGTAATGCCCCGGGATGTTCCCATGTTTCTTGAAATCTGCCTTTTGGCGGTCGGTCATCGCGTCCTCTTCGATCCAGCCGCCGCCGTTGCCCGTCGTATTCAAGATATGCAGTTCCTGAATCCGGCGCTTATTGATCTCCCGCTGCGGGTCGATCAAATCCCGTACAAATCCCGCCGGCAAATCCTCTGCACCAAAGTGATAGCACGTCAGCGGGACAAAGGGGAAGTCGCCGTGCGCATAGGGGGAGACGATATCATCGAGCAAGACATCCTCTAAGAACGACGCGACCCTCACCTGTGTCATATGCGCCATCCGCTGCCCTGCCACAAGCCCTTCCAGGAAATAGGAAATGTCCATAGATTCCCTGGGGAGGACGCGCCCGTCGGTGAGATAATACAGCGTCTGCGGCACCTTCACCTTGTACCAGCATTCTACCAGCCGCGCCTTATCCGTATCCCGCTTATACCACAAAGGGTCGATATCCTTACTGCTGGTATGCTCCGCCTTGTCATAGACGGCATACTGCGCCCGGATATCCTCCGCGTGCTCCGGGTACGCCAGCGAAAGCGCGTCCTTCGTCACCCATTTCGCCCGGCATATATATTTGGCGTCTGAAAAATCCAACGCGTGCGTCTCCGGATCTAAATACATCCCGAACGGGTCTTCCCGCCTAACATACGCCTCGCCGTCCGTCGCCAGATCGTTGAACCGATACCCGACGTCGAACCAGCCAATCCCCCCGATGACCGCATCCAAAAATACCTGTGATTCCTCCCGGTCATAATTGCAGCGGTCTAAGATGTACTTCGTCATTCCCTGCCGCACCCGGCAAAGCTCCATGTCATCGCTCGTGCGCGGCAAAAACTCAATGTCATACCGATTCAGCCGCTGATACCCCGAGAGGACATTGATCAGCGGCTTAATACGGTTGATCGTAATCGCCGGGCGCCCCGACTGTGTAAACGCCCGCTTATCCGCCTCGTCCCACTGCTTGCCGGCGACAAATTCGTAATCCGTCCGCGCTGCCTCGCGCCAGTCGCTCGCAAAATCTGCCGCCTCGCGGAACCACCGCCGGTACTTGCCAATATCTGCCATAACGCCCTCCTTTCACGTCGTCCAGGCCGACGCCGCACTGTCCCTGCGGCGCCGGTAATGCCTTGCCTCCTCTGCCTCCTTCGGCCGCTCCGGCGTATACGGGCGGCTCATCAGCCCATACCCCAAAGCATCGCAATTGTGCACGAGAACCCCATTTGCCACATACGCATGTACTCCGTCCACCGACAAATTATACACATCCGCCCGCCCCGCGCTTTCTACCGACACCACGCGCGGCATCTCTTGGCATCGTTCTTTTCCTCGATAGGCAAGCAATCTGTCGCCTGCCTTTAAATCTGTTATGGCGGTGAAACCTTTTCCTATAACAAAAATCGGATGATTCCCCGTCCCGATGAGGCAGGCGCCATTATCCATAGACACCCGATATACCCGTGCCCCTAAAGCCGTCCGCGCCGCCCCTGTCACCTTTCGGTATCCTTTCGGGGTCAGCACCCTATCGCCCACCTGAACGCGCTCGATCGGTATATTGCCGGCTTCCGTTATAATCTTTGTTCCAGCCGCCAAACATGCATGATCTTCTCCCTGCGTGTCATAATCCTCCGGGTTATGCTTATCGTAGCCAAGCATCGGAATTGTCCGGATCGCATGCAGACAAGACGCGAAGAAATACAGCGCCGGCTTAAAACTGCCGTCCTTCTGCCTTTGCCCAAGCAGCCGCTGCTTGATTTGGTTTGCCATCGCCGCGCGCCCCTTGCTGCACTTGCCAAACGTCACCAGATGATGGTCGTATAACACCCGGTTGAGCTCCTCCGCCACCGTCGGACCCGTGACCCCTGTTGACGCCCAGCATGCCGAATCCAGTACCCCATAGCGGACGCTTTCCCTGCGGCTCTCCAGCGCACAGATTCGCTCCCCGACCTCCTTTGCTGTCTCGCCCGTGCCCACATTTGGCTTGCCGCCCCAACCGTAAAGCTCTCGGTAAACATAGATCCGATTGTCATAATCTACCGCAAACCAAAGCACCGCATACGGGCGAGCGCTGCCCCAATCCATCGCGCGGAATCTGAGCCAGCCCGCGGGAATGGCAAACGGCTCTACCACATGCAGATCGCTTCGCCAGCCCTTAAAGAACTGCCCGCCGGCAAGACCCCATTCCCCAAGTCCCGCCACCTTATACCGCTCCGGGTCACCCGTCTTCATCTCCTCGAACATCCGCAAATCCGCTGCCGACAGCCATTCATTGCATTGATAGGTTGTCGTCATCGCAAGGACATTCTCCGCCGCCGTGTCAAAGAACCGCCGCTTCAGCCAAGAGCCGCTGTCCCACGGGTTAAACGTCAGCAGCCACTGGATGTAGTACCCCTCTGGCAAATGCCCGCGCAGCGATTCATCCACGCGGTTAAAGGCCTCTTCACTGACCTCATATGCCTCCTCCAGCCATCCCCAACAAAGTACACCGCGCTTTACCGTGATCGACGTCACCTTTAGCGGATCATCCATTCCGCGAAATAAAATCCGCTGCGATGTCGGCAAATACTCCAGTTCCAGCGGCGAAACACGCGCTTTCCAAAATGCCGTCACCCCCAAGCGGTCAATCGCCCATCTCAGCTGCGTCCAGCACGAATCTTTCAAACTCGCGCCCGTCTTGCGCACCACCAGCGCATTCGCAAGCGGATACGCCATCAGCCGTACAATCAGCTTCAGTGCCGCCGTCGTGCTCTTCTTTGACGCGCGGCTTCCCTTCACCACCAGATATCGCTTCTTGCTGCACCAGAATTCGTTATAGCCGCCGCCAACCACCGCCCGCGTCGAAACCCTCGCTATCAAGGCGCCCCCTCCTTAATATCATCTTGAATCACCACCGGCACCGCCTGCGTAAAGCTCACCTCCTGCCGCTGCAGGAAAAGTCCCTGCATCTTGCAGAGGAGCTCCAGCGCCTTGAGGGCGGCATGAAGAGACGGCGCCTTTCCGTCTGCCGCCTCCACCTCGCGCCGGGCGATACGCGATAAGCGCTCCTGCATCTGCTGCGGCGTCATCACCTTTGAGTTCTTCGCCGCCTCCTGCTGTATCGCACGGATCCGCGCCTGTATTGCCGGCTTCTTCAGGCAATTGTTGCCATTCACCCCGGCGACATTGTCCGAGCTTACATGATACCCCGCCATCTTATATGCCGCCGTCGCGTTTCCCGCACATACCCCCGTATACGCCAAACAGAAAGCCTCTTGCTTAAGCGTCAGCCTCACCACGTCACCCCCTTTCGCAGCATTAAAAAAGCAGCCGCCCCGCCGGGCTAGCTGCCTTTCTCTATTTTGTTTCTACCACCGCTGGTATTCCTTTTCTCGGTCAAAAGTCCTTCTTTACCGCTGCGGTGACCTATGGTATACTCAAAATACTAGGAAGTCCGCAAGGATACCTAATGCCTTTTTCTACCTCAATGAGTTCCATACACTTTCACCTCCCCTCATGCTTTATGATACATTTTTTGTATCTACCGAGCATGAGGGGAGGCTTTTTATTCCCTTTTGCCCGCATCCACTTTCGTACATACCAGCCGAAGATACCACCGCCGACAAAATATGGAATACCAACCGCGCGCCCCATCACGGCAAACACTGCGAGGAAGGCCACGGCACAAACCACAATGCAAAGCAGCGGCATATACCGAAAGCATCTTTCTTTCATGATCATCTT